AATGAGTACAGAGAATAGACGCCCCCTTGGTGTTGGTATTATTAATCTTGCTTATTGGTTAGCCAAGAATGACTTTACATATACTAACCCTAGCTGTTTACCAGAATTAGATCGTTGGGCACAGCACTGGTCATACTACTTGATTAAAGCGTCAGCAGATCTAGCAGAAGAATATGGTGCGTGTCCTAAATCAAACGAAACTAAGTATCATCATGGTATACTGCCAGTTGATACTTATAAACGAGATGTTGATGAGCTAGTGCCACATAAAGATCAGGTGGATTGGAAAGGGTTACGTGAGCAACTTAAGAAAACAGGTATACGAAACTCAACCCTAATGGCACTAATGCCAGCAGAAACATCTGCACAAATTAGTAACTCAACAAACGGTGTGGAACCTCCACGTAGCTACATTAGTATTAAACAAAGCAAACACGGCGCATTAACACAAGTAGTACCTGAATTTAGAAGATTAAAGAACAAGTATGAGCTGTTGTGGGATCAGAAGAGTCCACTAGGCTATCTAAAAATAATGGCAGTTCTCCAGAAGTATATTGATCAAGGTATCTCGGTAAATACTTCTTATAACCCAGAGCATTATGAGGATGACAAGATTCCAATGAGTGAGCTATTACAACATGTTATTATGTTTTATAAATATGGTGGAAAACAGTTATACTACAATAATACATATGATGGACAGGGTGAGATTGACATTGACAGAGATATTCAAGACAGTGTTGAATCTAATCAAAGTAGTGAACTTGCAGACGATGACGACTGCGACAGTTGTACAATTTAAATAATAATAAAAAAGATAAAATCTACTATGAGCGTTTTAAACATCAAGAATAACCATCTTAAAAGCCTAGCGTTTCTTGACAAACAAGGTGGCCCAGGCATACAGAGATACGACACCCTAAAGTATAAACAATTTGATAAACTAACTGACACACAGTTAGGTTTTTTTTGGCGCCCTGAAGAAGTTGATGTCATGCGTGACTCAAAAGACTTTAAAGATCTAACTCCAAATGAACAGCACATCTTTACAAGTAATCTAAAACGACAAATACTATTAGATTCAGTCCAAGGCCGCTCACCTAACTTAGCTTTATTACCTCTTGTTAGTTTACCAGAGATTGAAGGATGGATTGAGACTTGGGCATTTAACGAAACTATTCATTCTCGTAGCTACACACATATTATTCGTAACGTGTTTTCGGACCCATCGAAAGTATTCGACGAGATGATGGACATTGAAGAGATTGTTAATTGTGGAACTGAAGTTACCAAATATTATGACGACCTAATAGAACACGGGTCATGGTATAAACTATTAGGTGAAGGTGAACATACAGTAAACGGTAAGAAGATAATTGTTGATCGTTACGAACTTAAAAAGAAACTGTGGTTGTGTATTAACTCAGTTAACGCTCTTGAAGGAATACGTTTCTATGTGTCGTTTGCTTGTTCATGGGCATTTGCTGAACTTAAAAAAATGGAAGGCAATGCTAAAATTATTAAACTAATTGCACGTGATGAAAACGTACACCTAGCATCAACTCAGCATCTGTTAAAAATGCTACCACAAGACGACAAAGATTATATTAAAATTAAAAAAGAATGCGAAGCAGAAGTAGTTGAAATATTTAGAACAGCAGTTGAGCAAGAAGAAGCATGGGCAAGATACTTGTTTAAAGATGGTTCAATGATTGGACTTAACGAACAGCTATTAAGAGACTATGTTGAGTGGATTGCTAACAAGCGTATGTCTTCAATAGGTCTTCCTCAGATTTATAAAGGTGGTAGTAATCCTCTTCCGTGGACACAAAAATGGATAGCAGGCGGGACTGTACAAGTAGCACCACAAGAAACAGAAATATCATCATACACAATTGGTGCAGTTAAACAAGATGTATCTGAAGATACATTTAAAGGATTTAGTTTATAATGTTAACCGTGTATTCAAAAACAAATTGTCCTTTCTGCGATCAAGCAAAGGCATTTTTAGAACGTAAAGGTATAGAACATCGTGTAGTTAAGATTGATGAAAACGCTGAAGCACGTGACTTTTTATTAGCACAGGGATTTAGGTCGGTGCCTCAAATCTTTACAGAGACAGAATTATTCGTAGAAGGTGGGTATCAAGGGCTAATTAAGTTAACAGAAGACGAATTAACCACTAAACTAGGATAATAATGGAAATTTCAAAAGATACGATATACACATTCAAATTAAACTCAGGCGAAGAAATGGTAACAAAGGTGTTAGATGTTAAAGACACTCATTACGTCATTGAACAACCTGTATCAATAGCCCCAGGGCAAAATGGCATGCAAATGATCCCAAGTGCATTTACTATGGAATTACAAAAACCAGCGAGACTAAATATTAATGCAATCACAATGGTGTTTGAAACTAATCCAGAAGTACAAGCTAGCTACAAAACAGCAACATCAGGGATAGTTACACCACCAGAAAAGAAAATTTTAACAGGATAACAATATGCCAGGAGTAGTACGTAAAGGCGACATCAATGGAGCAGGTGGCGTTGCTACCGGAGCAAGTTCTAATGTCTTTGTTAATGGCAGAGGTGTTGTATATCCAGGTAGCCCAGTAACCCCACATCCTTGTTGCGGTTCCCCTGGGTGCGACATGCACTGTGTGGCTGTGGTAATAGGTCCAGGAAGTTCAACAGTATTAGTCAATGGTAAAAGAGTCATCAGACAAGGTGATTCAGATAGTTGCGGTCACTCTAGAGCTACTTCTAGTTCTGATGTGATCTGTGGGTAATTAGATATGGCATGCGGAGGAGCACTTACAGGTATGCTAATGACAGCAGGCGCTAGCTTGCTGAATGGTGCAGGATCAGGTTTAGTAAAAAGTTTAGGCATTAGTAATGCTATCACAAAAACAACTACAAGTTTCCCAGGATTTGGCACGATAACAGAAGCTATATCAGCCGCAGGTGGTGCAGGCGGCACTGGTTTAATCACTATGGGAGGATTAACATTTCCAGGCGTAGGCAATGCTGTGCCCAGTAGTTTTCTAAGCGACCTAGGTAGTACATTTGGTATGACTGATCTAATTAACTCCACAGCAGATGCGATAATGGGTGCTGACCTAGGTGTCTTTACTCAACATTTTAATGCCGCTGATGGTCTAGTTGCTGGATCAAATGGATTTATAACTGCCCTGAAATCATTTGCTGGTGAAACATTCTCACAATATACGCAGGATAGTTTAATGACAGGTGCATTAGCAACTGCCAACAAAGCTCTGCCATCATTTGCTACTGACATGCTTAACGTAGGTAATATTATAGACCTAGGCAATCTAAACAATTTAGGAAATCCTCTCAGTCTAGTTAAAAATCTAAGTCAACAAGCAGGCGGACTTGCTGTTCTAAATAAAAGTTTATTGAATGCAGGTATTGATCCCAACTCACTTAACACCCTAATTAATTCAACTGACGTTGGAGCATTAACTGGTTCTAGTCTAGGTGATGCACTAGGAACAGGCGGTCTGGTAGAGTTTGCAGGTACGAGAAACGCTCAAGACCTATTAAGTGGCGGAAGTACTAATTATGCAACACTAGGATCTGCACCGGCTAGCACAGGATTAATGAGTGCTGTATATAATGCAATGGCTAACGTTAAAGGAGATGACTTAGCAACAGTACAATCTATATTAGGAAGTAACGTATCAGGCTTAACTACTATGCAAGATATGTTAGACCCTACTAAGATAATGCCAAACAGTTTTCCTAGTTTAACTTCAATTCCAAGTGCAGGATATGAAGCAGGACAAAATCAACAGGCATCCGCCGCAAGTTCATTGAGCAAGGTTTACGTATAATGGCAACACTAAACGAAAAATTTAACGGATTAGGTAACACGCTGTACACTGCGTTACCAGAAGATATTGCAGATGCTAACAAAGCATTAGCAAGAGCTCTAGGTCAAATTAAAAATGTATTTCAGCTATCAACAGCTCAAGTAGGCCAAGTGGCCGCAATACTTGAAACTACTAAAGGGTTAAATTTAATTAGTGGAACTGGCGGATTAGATCAAGATGTTATTGATTTTTATACTGACAATATAGCAACAGGTAGTGGACAGAATGGAGAACTACTATTAACTGACGTGATTGGCACAGCCGCAGGATGGGTACATGAAGATGAGCTCAATGCAGAAGCTGAGAGATTGGCAATTCTCAATGGGTTAGGGGAGTTTGACGATTTGCAAGCACATCCAGCTCCGCAAGAATTTGACAATGCTGGTAATGGTTTGTACACAGTGTTATGGTATCATTGGACACGGAACGCTTATTACACTCCCATAGTTAATCCATTGGTTCTTGATGCCGAAGGTAACCCAACAATAATCCCACAATGGACATTGCCTCCAGGTATAACGCTAACTGCCAGTAAAGCTGGTGTGTATTCAAGTAAACTTGCATTAAGTGACGCTGTTGTTGAACTGTGTAATACTGAAATACAACGAATAGCTAACTCGTATCCATTGCAAGCAGGACAGAGTGTTACTGCATATACAAATATGGGTAATCAAATGGTACGAGAAAAAACAAATCAAGCGTCTGCAGGAATAGTTCCGGCTGACACGCAGACAGGAGTAAAAACAACAGTCCAAGGGTTAGTTAGTAACTTACATAGCATAGGGCAAGATACCAGCTTAGGCGGTAGTGCGTATGTGTTAGAAAAACTTGCTGATACCCGTATCAAAGGCGGACAAGCAGTGATAGCAAGTATGCGAGAAGGTAGGAATATTCAGAGATTAGCAGAAGCAGGCATACCTACAGACTTATTTGCAAATTCACAGCCCAAAACATCCGAACAAGCCACATTGCTTACATCAACATACACTGTTGATGAAGCAAAAGCTGATGCACCTCAATAAACCATTGACAATGATTATACAGACTGTATAATTAGTTTATGAAATACTTTTCTTACGCACTAACTGCAAATGAATTTACCATGATGGATATATGTCCTGAAGCAGTTCGTTTTGGACCTAGCACATTGTACAGTCACGAATTACGCTTTGCAGAAACAGCAGACATCATTCAATCTATTAAATCAACAGTTGAAGGTATATTATGGGAAATACCCGAAGAGTATATAGACATGATCACTACTATAGAACGACACGAATCTAAGAAACAAGTTTTAGTATCCTACGGAAAAGAAACAATCAGAGCATGGACTTCAAAAAGAGAAGTGTATATTCCACCAAGTGTTCCTACATGGGAATATTGGGAGCAGATTGAAGATGCATATGATCAACAAGGATTGCCAGTTTTGCAAATAATAAATGCAATAGACCAAATTGAAAAATATTATGATACAGGATTTAAACTTTAATTGAATAAAGAACTACATGATAACTTATTAGGACTAGGTAATAATTATACTGGTGGTATGTTATCTCCTGACCGTAAATCGTTTTATGTAAACATACCTAAGAATGCTACATCATTTATCAACCAATGGCTATTAGAAAACAATTGGAAATTCTCAGAGCATAATGATCAAGTTAGTGAAGTAGTTGTAGTACTCCGTGATCCAATAGAACGTTTTGTGTCAGGATTCGCCCAATATATACAAGGTAGTATTTTATTCCCAACATTTGGTAATCTTGGTCCAAGTCTAACTATAGAAAAACTAACTGAGTATTGGCCTATGGTTGAACGCTTTATGGGAGATCAGGTAGTATGGTTCGATGACCACACTTGGTTTCAAAATTATTACGTTAAAGATGTAATGCCTGATATTCCTCGTCAATATTTCTGGATAGACGATCAGTTAAACAATAATCTTAAACAGGCGTACGATCTAAATGACCCTAGTCAAAAAGTTCTGTCAGATACAAATGCTAGTCGAGGAATAGGATTAGAAATACAACAATTAATTAGAAATAGTTTGCTCAATCCAACAATATTAGATCAAATCAAACGAGTGTTACAACCAGATTATGATCTTATAAGTCAGGCTCAGTTGACCAAATAATTAAAAGGTGTTATAATAGTAACACTTTAAAGCAGTAAATAGTAGAACGGAAAAGGAGAATAGTTGATGCAGTTAACAACGAAGGTACTATACGCAACACTAGTTATATTAGCGTTAATGTTTATACACAGTGCAAAGGTTTCACAAGACGCTGAACGAGCAGGAGTCGTTGCTGAACTTAAAGCTCAGCAACAAGAGATACATCAGAGAGAAAATGAAGAGCTAATAGCTCAGTTAGAACGAGAAGAGCGTTGGATGAAAGAGATAGGCTGTCTTGCCCGTAATGTATATTACGAAAGCCGTGGTGAAAGTCTACAAGGGCAAAAGGCAGTAGCTCTGGTAACACTTAATCGTGCTGAAAGCCCAATGTTCCCTAACACAATATGTGGCGTTGTTAACGAACGCAAAAAGGTAGCAAAGCGGGGAGTAGTATGCCAATTCTCGTGGCGTTGTGAAAGTCACACAAATCCTAAAAAGCATATCAAACAATCACACGAAAGTTATCAAGCCGCTATAACTGCTATACTAGATTATGACAGTTTAACACAAACATTAGTTACAGCAGATACATTGTTTTTCCACGCCGCCCATGTAAGACCGTTTTGGCGTAAAGTTAAACAACGCCTAGCTCGTATTGATAATCATATATTCTACAGACAGAAACCGGGAGACCATCGTCGATAGTTGTTGTTAAAAAACAGCAGAAAAATAACAACAACCAAAATTGTTGTTAAAAAACAAGATAAAATTAACAACAAATACCTCTAGAAATAGGGGTATTTTTTTGGCTAAAATGGTTGACCATTAAATCGTTATTTGCTATACTTACTTGTAAGTTAGAAAAGCAGTTAATTAATTAGGGGTAATTAAAATGACATATGCAACTGAAAAACCAACATTAAGAAAACTAATAGAAAAATATAACTCTACTGCACTAAAATTGAACTACAAAGGCGAACCAATTAGAGGTGGCTCTGTAACAGAAGGCGACTGGGAACGTGACGGTGTTGCTATATTAAGTAACAAAGAATATATCAAAGGACCTAAAGGAGAAATTCGTTGGGTATCAAATAATTCTGTTCCTCCAACAGACATCTTAGAAATGGCTGTAGTTGACGGTACAATCACAATGGAAGAACTTTTCATCAGCGGCGAGCAAAAAGATATTGACACTACAAGACACTTTGCTCAGTATGCGGCTATGCGTGAAAAACGTGGTTACTCAGATGAAGAAAGAGCTGAGATGAAGGCGGCGTTTGGTGACGAAGAAGTTGTTGATGTTATCACTGGTCAACAGGTAGCTATATAATGGAATATTTCTTTTTAGCATTTGTGGGCTTGGTATTAATAGTATCTTTGGCAACACACGGAATATTTGGTACATTATTGATTATGGGTGTTGGTTACGGCATCGGTTGGTATTTTTGGGGTGAAGGTGCTGGAGTTATAATTGCAGGCCTCTTAGTTTTTATGTCATTAACTGCAGGCGACAGTACTAATTTTAGAGTATCAAAAACTAATTGGACTCCAGAGCTTCAAAAGAAAAATGGATTTAAAGAATGGTTTGACATTGACATTAATAAGAAATAATAATGAATAGACCAACTACAGGCACTGAGGTAACAGTAACTACAGAAAGCCGTATGCGAAGTGTGTACGGTGACTATGGTTACCATGAGCTTACAGGAACTGTGCTAGCTAGTCCTAAATGGTTGAAGCCAAATGAGTTTGCTGTTAGTAATCCTGCTCATCCAAATGGCTTTTCAGTTATTACATTAAGTAATGTGGTAGACATTAGAGATGCCAACGGTCGTGAACTTAAATTTACTACAGACAGTTCAGTGAAAGTTTGGTCAGTTGCAGGTAGCAAAGGTAACAAGTATACTGTAACAAGAGAAGATGGCGAGTATAGATGCACATGTCCAGGCTTCTTTTATAGAAAAAATTGTAGACACATAACGGAATGTACATAGGACTTAAAATGCAACCATGGGACATAATACAACTGCTTGAAGCAGACAACAGTCGACTAGCGAAAGAGAAAATACTTCGTGACGAAGCTGGCTGTGGTAATAATGAATTCTTTACTGGCGTTCGACTAGCCCTTGATCCACTCACTACATTTGGTATTAAAAAAGTAGCACAATCAGTCACGAGTGGACCTGGGCTAGAGTGGACCATGTTCAAACTAGCAGTAGATGGATTTACGTCTAGAGAAGTTACAGGTAATGCCGCACAGCTAGTGTTAGATACAATGATGCAAACAGCAACTCAAGAACAATGGAACAATTGGTATCGTAGGATATTAATTAAAGATTTGCGTTGTGGCGTGAGTGAGAAGACTGTGAATAACGTATGCAAGAAAGATTACCCCTCATACGTTATTCCGGTCTTCACTTGCCAATTGGCACACGATGGTGCTAATCATGAAAAGAAAGTTGTAGGTAAAAAGCAATTAGAAGTTAAGCTAGATGGTGTTAGGGTTATTGCTATCCTACACAAGGACAAGCGTCCAGAAGTATTCAGTCGTAATGGTAAACAGTTTCATAATTTTGAACACATTGTAGATCAGTTAGCTCATGTTGTTCAGACTTATGGCATCGGAACAGATATGATATTAGATGGTGAAGTTATGAGCAGTTCATTTCAAGACTTGATGAAACAAGTCCACCGTAAAACTAATGTCCAATCTGCCGATGCTACACTACATTGTTTTGATATGATCACCTTACAAGAGTTTCAACAAGGCGGGTCATTAGTTCCACAGTATGTCAGATCAGGACTAGTTAAAGAGTTTATTGACAAGCATCAAGAGGAATTGCCTAACGTGGCAGTATTGGATTGGATTGATGTTGACTTGGATACCCCTGAAGGACAAGACACGCTTAAACAGGTCAACAAGCAGGCTATAGACGGCGGATACGAGGGCATAATGATTAAAGATCCTAAAGCAGGGTACGAATGTAAGCGTAGTCATGCTTGGTTAAAAATGAAACCGTTTATTGAAGTAACACTAGAAGTTGTAGATCTAGAAGAGGGCACTGGTCGTAATGAAGGTCGGTTAGGAGCATTCATTTGTAAAGGAGAAGATGATGGACATATTATTAGCGTTAATTGCGGTAGTGGCTTTACTGATAGCGAGCGTGATAGTTTTTGGACAACTCGTAACGACATTATGGGAAGACTGGTCGAAGTCAGGGCGGACGCGATCACGCAAAACCAGGATCAAACGTACTCGTTAAGGTTTCCTAGATTTAAAGGATTCCGGGGATTTGAACCAGGTGAGAAGTTATGATACAAGAATTCTTAATGGAACTAATTAACATTGCTCGTGCCAGTGAAATTCCTCAGTATACGGAATATTGGTTATGGCCAACATTTGTTATAGGTAACGTTCTAATGTTCGTTCCTAGCTTTAATTGGCCTAGTCTACCAAAAGAAACAAACGAAGAATGGTATGCGAGAATGTGTAAACAAAGAGATGAACAACCATGGTGGAGTGTATCATGAGTAGACCACAAAAGCCTAAAGGTTGGCAAGGAAGATTAAAAAGAAGGTCAGCAGGCCATTACGCCTTATTCAAGGATGATTTACCTTTTGGACACAAGGTTGAGGAAGACAAAACTAAAGTAATTGATCGTAAACGTAAGCATAAATCAAAGGGTATTGACAATGACTAACTTTGACAAAACTCAAATACTCTACAATAATAAATTATTGAAATTTCTCAATGAGCTCGACGACCTTCCTAATCAGATTGACCAATGTCATGTGTATCAATCAGATGCAGGTATATATGATCAATTTAATCGTATTCGCGGCCGGCTGGGAGATAAGATAATATCTGATTCAGATTGTGTTCTTTTTTCCTGCATTGGTGAAAATTTTGAATTTAGTCAGGGTTTTGACAATCTTATTGGAAAGAAAGTTTTGCTTATATCGCCACGCATTCTAGCACAGG